TAGTCCGTCGAGCTTCAGTTAGGGCAACCGTTGACCAGTCACCTGACGAAGGCGCTAAGTCCAAAGGCGGCATCTCAAATCCAACGCTTAACGCCGTAGTTCGCACAATGTCCGGCAAGAAAGTGGCTGACCCAATTTATGATTCAGTCAAAGAATTAGCGGTCATGCTTTCTAACATTGCCGAACTTGCACAACGCATTGACGAGCGCGTGGCATTTATCACTGATACTAAATCTCGTATCAAAGAACTGGTCGTGGTCTACTGCGAAGCCTGTCAACGTGAAGTGGCTGGAACGGTTAGTGACCGAATTAGATCCGGTTATTGCATGGCCTGCTATCAATCATGGCGACGTGAGGGCATGCCTTCGAGATACCAGTTTGAGCTGCAACGACGTGAGGAACTAACCGAAAGCCTTGAAAACTAAGGGTTTTAAAAGAGTGCTTGACTTGTCCTTATGGTGGACAGTAAGATAATAAGTATCACTAAACGGTGAATTGCTTGAGGAGGCAAAATGCAGTCAACAACATTACAACGCGGTGCAGAGGAACGTAAGGTAACTCTTTACAAGAACGGTGAGTCATACCTGATTACCGTAACTGTTCTTGCTTCGCTGTTTCACGAAGTCGGACACACCGAAACCTTGTATGCACCAAACACAGAGCCACAGGCTGAGTACCTGTACGGATCAGCAGTCAGATTCTTAAAAGGCTTTCAATACATAGTCACAGATGGGGTGCTTGCCTAATGCCAAGAATGATTGACTTAGGAACTAAGTGCGCCATGTGCAATGAGCAGCTGACCGAGAACATTGACCGTTGCGGAGAACCTAATTGTGAGTGCCATAAGTACCATTGGGTACACGAGCGCACCAATGAGGGCGAATGTGACTTGGACAACCAAATCCTGTAAACTGTATTAAGAGCAAATGAGGAGGCTCGAATGACCGGATTAACACTGTTTGACGTACCGCCGTACCAAGCGCACTCAGAAACCAGCCTCGACGCTGCGATTTCTATCAGTGGCAAAACCAAGAATCTGCGTGAACTTGTATTCAACGCACTAATTAGCAAGCCAATGACCGACGAGGAATTGTCAGTCGCTTTGGATCTTGCACCCAACACCTGCCGACCACGCCGAGTAGAACTTGTAAGAGCTGGTCGCATTGTGGAAGTTGGGAAACGACCAACCGCAAGCGGTAGAAGTGCAACCGTATGGGCGGTAACTCCAAACATTGGACAATCTTGAGAAGATTATTTGTTGCCCTAGCAGTAATGTTTACATTGATTATTACAATCCCAGCAAACGCAGATGTACAGATGACAGTACCGACAACTGTACAAGTCGTGAAAGTTAGGGATGTACCGCCAGAGCCAGTCATACCGCCAGCAATCATGGCGAAGTGGGCAAAGGTAAACATCTGCGAGACAGGTGGCAACTGGCACACAAGGGGGCCTATCTATTCCGGTGGGCTTGGAATCCTTGAAGTGAACTGGATGGCCTATGATGGTTGGAAGTTTGGTGCGGAGTACGCAGCTACACCAGCCGAGCAAGTATTTATAGCAATGAAGATTCAAGCAGCGCACGGATACGCCGGTTACGTGCCTGACCAATACGGATGCACAGGGGGATGGTAATGACTAAGTGGTACAACCAAGCGGCGCACGAAAACCTACCGGCTATGTGCCAGAAGGGAATCCTGACCGAGATTGAGATTATTGAAAACCTTGTAGATGACATGAACAAGGCCGGTGAACAGGCGGCAATCTGTGAAGCAACTTACAAGGCATTGTACGCACAAACCCGACTAACAATTCGAGCCTTAGCCAAGATGAAGTTGACCGTTGACGAGGTGGAATCAGACGCTACCGTTCAGTGCGAGGAAGCACACTTGGCCTACTTAATTGCTCAGAACCGTCTAGTGACCACGCGTGAGGCCCTTAGAGCAGCACAATCTCGGCTTGACGCTTGGCGCTCATTGGCGGCAGGATATAGATTAGCAGGTGGTTGACAATCCCAATGTCACAGGTGTAGTGTTCAATTAGAGCTTGAGGAGGCACTAAATGTTAAAAGCAAAAGTAATAGCCAACACCAATGAAATGACTCGCAATGAGTGGCTAAAACTACGCAAGACAGGTATCGGTGGAAGTGACGCCAGCATCATTTTGGGTAAGAACTTGTATCAGAGCGAATACTCACTATGGGCTAACAAGCGTGGACTGACCGAGAACAACGAAGCCGGTGATGCAGCCAAGTGGGGCAATCGCCTAGAGCGCACCGTTGCAGAGGCGTACGCCGAGGAAACAAACTCAGCCGTTGTCTGCTGGCCGGTCATGCTCCAAGGCAACAGACCCTTCTTGCTTGCCAACGTGGACTTCTTTATCTCTGGTTCAGACTTGTACGAAGCAGGCAAAGTTACTGACGTGAGCGAAGAGCCAGCACGCATTGAAGCCATCTTGGAAATCAAGACCACTGGCATCTCAGGCAAAGGCAACGCAAAGGGCTGGGCTAATAATCAAGTACCCGAGTCGTACCTGTATCAGGGTATGCACTACGCGCTCACCACGAACATCCACAACGTCGTTTTCGCCTGTCTAGTGGGTGGAGAGGGTCTAGTCATTAGGGAAGTGGAATACACCCACGAACAGCTCTCAGACCTGCAAGAAGCCGAATCGTTCTTTTGGCACAAGGTAGTCAACAACATTGAACCTGACCTAATTGGACACCCATCAGACTTTGACACGTTGAAGGCGGTCTACCCATCATCAGAGGGTGGCGTGACTATTGAGGGTGACGACTTCATCAAGGATCTAATCTACGAATACAGAGAGGCTAAGGCCTGCCTAGACGAAGCCCAAGCCGACGTTGACTCCATCCGCGCACAGCTACTTAGAATCGTGGGTGATGCCGAGGCGGTAACGCTTGACGGTGACACGCTCTACACCTACAAATCTACAAAGGACAGGGAGTCACTAGACAGCAAAGCCCTGAAGGAGCAACTACCAGAAGTGTACGCTCAGTTTGCTAAACTCAGTCCAGGACACCGAACACTACGAATCAAGGGGGAGTAATGGATTTAGGCAAACAAGCACAGTTGGCTATGTGGCAGATACAACAACTCATTGACGGTCTTGTATTGTCAGGAGTCTCGCAGCAAAACATAGACGAAGCAATGAACTACGCAAGCAAGAAAACACTTAAAGATTTTTACGCAGAGGTCAACCCATTTAACAACGGAGGTACAGCGCCATGACTGACGATTGCGAGCACGGATACTTGAGACTGCTAAACGCCGAGACTGGCGCTACTGAGTTCCGTAAATACATCTCATTCTTCTGCCCTGACTGCGGTATCCGCATACCGGAAAACCCATGAGCGAAGTTACCCACATCACTATTGACTTCGATGCTGACGAGCTGATGAAGATTGCACAAGCCATGAAACGCCTTGACTTAATGATGTCTGAGTTCATTGATTTAGCAATTAAGAAAGCCGTTGAGGAATGAGTGAGGAAGATTTCACCGAGTTCCTAGACGGGTTTAACGAAAACCTAGAGCTTCGACGCAAGGTGGACAACATCTTTCAGGGTGCAAACGAACGCAATTATTGTCGCACCTGTCATGGCTATCGACCTGATTACTCTGTTCCATGTCTAAATTGTGGGGAAGTGGACTGATGTGGTCATGGGTACTTGCAGCAATCGGATCAACTGGCCTGTTCTTTGTCGGTGAGAAAAAGGTGAGAGGCTGGTTTATTCTTTCAATAAACGAATGTGTATGGGTGGTGTATGCCATACACACACGTCAGTACGGGTTTATCGCCTACAGCGCCTTGTATCTCATTATGTATTACAAAGCAATAAGGAACTGGAAATGAGTACCACAATAATTACCATTGTTTGCATTTGGATTTTCACGTGGATGGCTATAAAAGCATGACCGTAGTAGCTGGATTAGTAACGCCAGACGGGTGCTGGATAGGGGCAGACAGCCTTAGTTCTACAGACGACGGCCTTGCCTCGCTCATAGCCACACCTAAGGTAGGGCGCTTTGGAAACCTGTTATTGGGCTACTCAGGCTCATTCAAAGTAGGAGCAATGTACTTCAAGGTGGCAGGTCGCTCCCACAACCCCACACTTGAGCAATTACTTGAAAGCGTCAAACTACCTGACGACCTCAAAGACGACTGGGAACTACTAGCAATCGAGCATGGACACCTTTACGAGATAACCTCCAACTCAGGGCCACTAGAGGCTAGGAAAGACCACGACGGAATCGCCTACGGTGCTATTGGCTCAGGTGCAGCTCCAGCGCTCGGATCACTTTTCACCGACCACGAAGACGAAGGCTCGCTCTATCAAGCACTCGAAGCCTCGGCCATGCACACAACCAACGTGCGCTCGCCGTTTCTGGTATTAAGTTTGTAACCATAACTACACGCTTGTAATTACATAGGTGTAACCATTTGTGGTAGTATTGTATGTTACTATTGGCGTTTCTTGTCCACAAGATAGACACACCCAATACACGACAGGATGTCTAAACGTGACGCAAACTTCATCAAGTGGATTTATACGCACAGAAGAGCAAGCACACCTTGACACTGAGGCATTAAAGCTCAGATCACTAGGCTGGTCATACCAACGAATTGCTGATTCAATCGGCACGACTAAGGCAACCGCTTACAATCGTTGCCAACGTGCGCTCGCTGCAATACCAGCAGAAGCCGTAGATGAGTACCGCAGACTCGAAGGCCAACGCTTAGACATGCTGATGGAAATCGCTATGGACAAGGCGCTGTCAGGTGACAAGGGCGCACTATTCGCCATTGACCGAGTATTAGCAATACAAGAACGCGCTGCAAAACTAAGGGGTCTTGACGCACCAATTAAACACGAGGTCATTACCCTTGACTACATTCAGAGCGAGATACGTCGCCTTGAGGAAACGCTAGGGGAAGATGGAAACATTATTGACGCAGAAGTTGTTGGAACTGAAACGCCTCGAAGCATTGGAGCTGCGCAAGCTTGAGGCTGATGCTGAAAAGGCTAAGTCACAACTAGGCGATTCTAGGTATCGCAAGTTAGCACGACCTAATCAACTACCACCCGAAGGCGACTGGCGAATCTGGCTCGTTATCTCAGGTCGTGGATGGGGTAAGACTTTTACTGGCGCTGGCTGGCTTGTAGAGCAAGCATTACAGCAACCCAACACCGAGTGGGCAGTAGTCGCTCCAACCTTCACAGACGTTCGACGTACCTGTGTTGAGGGGCCATCAGGAATCATTAAGAGCCTGCTACCTGGTCAACTAACTTTTTACAACCGTTCCAATGGAATGATTACGCTCTCCAACGGATCAAAGATTCACATGATTAGTGCCGAAATCCCAGACCGCGCGCGTGGACTTAACTTGTCCGGCGCATGGCTTGACGAGTTTGCGGCATGGCAGTACGAAGATACATGGACTGCTGGTCTTGCACCGGCGCTCCGAATTGGAAATCCACAAGTCGTTATCACAACGACACCTCGCCCGACGAAACTTATTAAAGAGTTCATAGGCCGCACAGACGGTTCAATAGTCATCACAAGAGGTAGTACGTTTGATAATGCAGCTAACCTGTCTGAGGCTGCGCTCGCTGAATTGCGAAACCGTTATGAGGGAACTCGTATCGGAAGGCAGGAACTTTATGGGGAAGTATTATTCGATGTACCAGGGGCTCTATGGAGTCTCGAAATGATTGAGTCAGCTCGTATTAAAGAGCCTCCCGACTTTGTGCGCATTGTGGTCGCTATTGACCCTGCGACAACCTCTGGTGAGAACGCTGACGAAACTGGAATAGTTGTTGTTGCTAAAGGAACGGATGGTAGGGGCTATGTTCTTGCTGATCGCAGTTGTCGTGATACTCCTTCTGGGTGGGCTCACAGGGCAATAGCCGCTTATCATGAGTTCAATGCTGACCGCGTGGTTGCTGAAAAGAACCAGGGCGGTGACATGGTTGAACTAACAATCCGATCCGTTGAGCCGACAATCCCATTCAAGGGCATTGTGGCTAAGGTCGGCAAACGCCTTCGTGCTGAACCGATAGCCGCGCTTTATGAGCAAGGCCGCGTATCTCACATTGGCGCTTTTGACTTACTCGAAGACCAAATGACCGGCTGGGTTCCTGACTCCGGTTACTCACCAGACCGACTCGATGCCTTAGTGCATGGGTTAGCTGAACTTGGACTTGCTACCGGCGCATCAGCCGACAGGTTCTTTGCACAAATCGCTCCGGCTTGTACGGCTTGCGGTATTCCAAATGACGTAGATGCTTTTAACTGTAAAGGCTGCGGTGTTCTATTGAGAGAACCAGTAGCGCAGTTATACACTTCCGGCATAAACCCATCACACCGAGGACAATAAATGGCTCTATTCCAGCGAAAGAACAAGACTACGCTTGCTGCGGAAATTGTTGCTGAATTGCAAAAGGCTGGTATAGCCAACTCACCTCTAGGAAATGCTGGTGGATACAACTCTGCCTACGCTGCTAACGAAATGTCTACCGCAGGTCAGGGAATTGTAACGACAGTCGGACAAGCGGTTCCAATGCCTCGCCCTGGTTATGTTGAAGGTGGCGGTGGCTTCGGAGCAATGCTCGGCCCAGCAGCTCCACTACTCCCTGCACCAATTGACGTTGTCCTTGACGACTCTGGTCGCGCAATGCCTCGTAAGTACGAGTACCAGACCGCAATCAACCTTAACCTCACACAGACCGAAGTACCGTTCCAAGTTCTACACAGCCTTGCCGAGCAATGCGACATTATTCACCGCGCTATTGAAATCCGCGTGGGTGACATCATTAAGCAAGAAGGCGCTTGGACACTTTCAGACCAAGCCATTGGCGACATCATGGAAGAAGAAAACTGCTCACACGCTAAGGCAGCTCGAATTGGTCGTGACAGATACGGCGAGGAAATCAACCGCCTTCGTGACTTTTGGACAAACCCTTACGTTGCTTCTGACCGCTCGTTCTCCGAGTGGTTAACAGAATCGCTATGGCAGGTCTTTACTTACGACCAGTGGTGCGTCTACCCTCGCTACAACTTCAAGGGCAAGGTCTTGGGCTTTGACGTTATTGACGCTCCGACTATCAAGATTCTGCTTAACAACCGAGGTGACATTCCTTCACCACCTGAGCCTGCGTATCAGCAAGTTCTATGGGGCTTCCCTCGCGGTGAGTTCATCGCTTCACCAGATGCCGATGGCGAGTTCTACGCTGGCACTGGTCGGGACAAAGAATACTTAACCGACCAACTCTCAGTCTTTGTTAAGAATCGTCGCACATGGTCACCATACGGCTACTCACCAGTTGAAGAAGCAATCCCAGCCGCCTCGTTGTACCTGAACCGCCAAGTATGGATGAACTCTGAGTATCAGAACGGATCAACACCGCAGACATGGATGCGCACTAACTCACAGGAGTTGGACATTCACAAGCTTGCAGAGTTTGAGCGTATTCTTAATGGTCGCCTAACAGGCAACACAGCAGAGCGTCATCGCATCAAGGTATTGCCAGACGGTTTCGTGCCAGTAGCAATGCCTACCATTGACGAGCGCTTTAAGTCTGACTACGAC